GACAACATTGTCGGTGGTTTGAACAGCACAACTGCTCAAATCAGTCAAATTGAAAATCGTCTCCATATCATTGATCTTAAGGGTGGATTTACTGACGATATTCCTTTCCTCGGGTACGACTCTGGCGCGACTGCAACACCTACAACATTCCTGAAGAATGAAGCATCTGTCACCGATAATAGTGGTGGCACACTGACCGTTGATACTGAATCTCTAATCGGTACTTTCGAGAAGAATTCGGTTGTATATCCTGCATCTTCTAAGAAATATATTGAGGTCAGCAAGATTGGTGGACTTGATATTAAAGTTGGTGATCGTATCGCATCTGATGGTCACATTGAGTTGGGTGTTTCTGTTAACTCTCTGAACAATACATTCGTCGTAGGTAACAGACTTTACAAGGTTGTTAATAACATTCAAGTTACGGATGTTTACGGCATCATCACTGAACTTGATCTTGATAACAATAAGATTTACGTCACCATGGTTCAAGGTGCTTTTGCTAACGGAGACTTCGTTGGTGACTATGGAACCTCTAGTTTCCCTGAAGGTTTCGCACAGATCAGCACCTTGGTTAGCGTTGCTGGTGCCGCTGCTGCTCGCGTACAAGATATTCGTCAGAATGGTCTTAATAAGCGTCTCTATCTTACAGATATCGCTGGTACATTCTCTTCTAGAGATGCTATCAAGGGTGGCGATCAATACAAGTCTTTCGTTCGTGAGATTGTCGAACTCAAGGCACGTGTCAAGCGTTCCTTCAGAGGATTCGATGGTGTACAAACTACCTTCGATCTGACTATCGAGAATGGCACTTCGTACCTGCCTGATCCTGCTGGTCACCTGTTGGTATTCATCAACGGTATCCTGCAACCTCCTGGCGCAACTAACGCATTCACAGCGTTCTCTAACAGGATTCAGTTCACTGAGGCACCTGAACTTGGTTCTTCCTTCACTGGATTCTACATCGGTAAACTGAGACAACTGGATGATATTTCGTTCGAGTTTGACTCCTTACGTCAGTCCTTCAACCTCAAGCGTAACGAGGTCTTCTACTCACTTACGCTTACTGAAGGTGTTCAGTCCAGCGTCATTAGACCTGAAAACAACATCATCGTCTCGCTCAATGGTGTTATTCAGGAACCTGGTGTTGGTTTCGAGATTGTTGGTTCTAGAATCATCTTCTCTGAAATTCCTCGCGTAGGTTCCACATTCGTCGCGTTCTCTTACGTCGGTTCTGAAGCAGACGTTGACGCTGCTGAAGTTGTTCCTCCCGTTGAACCTGGTGACTTCATTGACATTCAAGGTGAAACTGCAGATCGTGAGGTTGCGGTTATTGAGTCTTCCAACTCTTTGATCACCTTCGACTATCTTGGATCGATCTTCGGTCAGGGTGCCCTCGGTCAAGCGAATCTTACATCTGGATTTATTGACAGTGTACAGATCACCTCTGGCGGTTCTGGTTACACAACCAGACCTACAGTTAGAATCGACTCTATCTCTGGTTTCGATGGTAACATCCGCGCATTGGTTGGTGTTGCTGGTGTTGAAATTAGTAACGCAGGAACTGGTTATCAGAATCCTGAGGTTGTTGTTGAAACTAGCGTACCTGATGACTGGACCGCTCCCGATCTTTCTCTATACGGAGAAGAACTTGTAGATCCAGAGATCCTATAAATAACTAAAAATCGTAGTGAGTAATGGCTAAACAATCGCTAAACATTGGCGCTTCTGCGAATGATAACACGGGGGATACCCTCCGTGTCGGTGGAGATAAAATAAATGATAACTTCAATGAGATTTACACCGCTTTAGGTAACGGTGTAAATCTTACTGTTAGTTTGTTGAACCCGTCAGTCGGACAGGTTCTGAGATATAACGGAAGTAACTTTGTTGCTGCTAGTTATAGTAATCTTACCTCGGCACTGGATGTAAACGGTAACTCGATTATCTCTTCTAGTAACGGTAATATTCCTATTGCTGCAAATGGCACGGGTGATATCACACTTGCTGCTGGCGGTGTTACTTCTACGTTTGGTGGTAGTGCAGGAGAAGGCATTGACATGCCTACAACTGTAAAGTATAAGAACGAATATACTTCTCTTGGTGCTGCTCCTGCTGCTGCAGATTATCCTGGATATTTCTTTACTGTTGATGGTAATGATAATCCTTATGTTAATATCAACATTGCTACTGGTGGTGTTGGTGATGTAAGAGCAGCGTTGCTCACCGAATACTCTGGTATTGGTGCTTTATCAAATGTTGATGTAACAACAACTGCACCTACTACTAACCAAGTATTGAAGTGGGATGGAACAAATTGGATTCCTGGTGATGATGTTGCTGGTGCTGGTCAGCAAAATCTTTTTGCGACAATCAGTGCAGATACTGGATCAACAACTGCTAATACGGCAACAGATACCTTAACTATTGCTGGTGGTACTAATATTACTACAGCAGTTTCTGGAGATACTGTAACAGTAAACTTTGCTGGTACTCTTACCACTACGTTTGCTGCTTTGACAGACACTGATACGACTGGTCTTACTCAGGGTGACAATATCTTCTATAATGGCACCGATTGGGTTAGATCTACGGGTGGTAGTCCCATGATCTGGTGGGAACTTGGTGCTCCTGTTGAAGACTCTAGTAGTGACTATCTGTTCTCTGGTCCTGGATTTGATGGAGCAGTTCGTGACCCAACGCTGTATGTTTACAGAGGGTTTACTTATGCATTTGACAATACTGTTGAAGGTGGTGGACACCCCTTTAGAATTCAAAGCACTCAGGGTCTGACAGGAACTGCTTATACCGAAGGTCAGAGTGGCAGCGGCACGTCCGTCCTGTATTGGACTGTGCCTATGGATGCTCCTAATACACTGTATTATCAGTGTACGCTTCACGCAGCAATGCAGGGAACAATTAACGTCGTAAGTTGAGGATAAATGGCAAGAGAAGTTCCTGGATCTGGCGCAGTAATCAAGCCTATCTTCGATGAAGTATTTGGTGTTCGCGCAGTAGAATTAATCAATGGTGGCAGCGGGTATGATCCCGCTGATCCTCCTAGATTGACTATTGATGGTTGCGGCACACCCGACCAAGAAGCATTATTGTATCCAATCATTGATGCTGATTCGGGTAGAATTATTCATGTTCGTGTTCTTGAAAGAGGCAAGGGATATGATCCTCTCAGACTTCAAATTGTCCCCACATCAGAAACTCCTGGTGTTTTAGATTCATTTGATATCAATAGAATCTGGCAAACACATCCTAATTCTTTAACTAGAGGTACATTTCAGACTTCTGGCACTCCTCCTGTTAAAAATGACAGACTTCGTATTGAGTCTGATAATCACCCCAAACCTACCTGGACTCAAGCAGAGGCAGTACCTGGCGGTGGTCCTCTTGTAGATAGATCTTTTGATCAGGTATTCATCTATAGAGGTGGTAAAGATGTTCCTAATCCTGGAGTAAGAGAATTTCAAAATAATAAATCGCTTGGTATTTTAGCGAATGGTGGTCTTCTCCATACTCCTGAATGGGGAACTACAGGTAATGCACCTACTAATTTTTCTATTGATACTGTAAAATATGATTATGTAAAGGATACTAATACTGATGATGCTATTGTTGATGGCAATGTTCAGTATTATCAAACCAAGAATGTTATCAATGAATTTGATAATACAAATGGTGTATTTGAATGGGGTAAAGTTCAGCAGTTTACATGGAATATCAAAGTAGAATTTGATAATATATTGCTGCCCGTAAATAATATTGATGAGACATTAGCAGCAGTAGAAGTTGGTAGAGTTGTTACTGAAGTTGGTGGAACTTCTAGAGGTGAAATTGCAAAGATTGTTCGTAATAGTTCTAATCAAATTGTTAGAGTTTACCTGAGGGCAGTTCAGGGAACATTTGAATCTACAGACTTATTGCTTGGATCTACTGGATTTAGTTTTAGGGCTAGTGATGATCCTACATCATTCCCCAATGGCATCTTTTATATCGATTTCGGTGCTGATGCTGAAGAGTTTGGTCCTTTCACTCCTGGTCAATATTACTTTGCACCAGAAAATGTTCAAGTACAGAGAAACTACTTGATCAAATGGAATCAATCCGATTCTTCTAATACTGCTCATGGTGGTCACCCAATGCAGTTCTCTACAACTGCAGACGGAACTCTTTCTGGCGGATCTCTGTATTACACCAGTCCTAGTGGAGCACCTTCTACAGATTACGAAAATGAATATCAACCGCTATTCTTGATGAATGCGGATGAAACTAATCGCATTTATTATTACTGTAAGAATCATCGCTACATGTCTGGTGCTAGTGGTGATGAAGGATATATGGTTCTTGATTCAACCATCGAAAATGAACCTCATCCTAATAACTATTATCTTGAGGATTACTATCAAAGTGACTCAAATAATCCAGCAACGATTGATCGTTCTAGGCACGTAAACGGTCACTCTAAGGTTCTGGGTATGTCCTTTGATGGATACCCTATTTACGGTCCATATGGATACACTACAGGTAGAACTGTAGGCAGAATGACAAGTTCTTATAGATTGAGAACTACCGCAGAACTTCCTGGTACTAGAGAAGAAGTAGTTACTGCAAGTACAGAAACATTTACTGTAACTGTTGTAAATGATAAGTTCTATTTTGGTGGTCAGGAAGAACAACTTCTGACTTTGAAGAGAGGAAAGACTTATATTTTCAATCAAGATGATGCTTCAAATGATAGTCATTATCTGTTCTTCTCTTTAACTAATGATGGATGGCATAGTACAGGAGATCCCTCAAACATCGGTAGCGATACTTATTTGTATAGTGGTGAGGATAGCGTAGTTTATGTTCTTGACGGAACAACTGTTGCAACTCGTCAGTTGTATCTGCAAGGATTTAATGCTGCTACTACAAGAGAAATCCGAATCACGATTCCTGTAAATGCACCTCGTGTTGCATATGCATTCTCATATCTCGATTCTGGTCATGGTCTTCGTCTTGTTAATGAAGGGTATATTCTTGGTGATCTAACTCAAGACTATATTTACGACACTTCTGTAGGTCTGTTGGATGAGTTTAACGGTAAGTTCGGACCTACTCCTGAGTATCCTAATGGTACATATGCATACTTCATGACTGAAGATGGATCTGGCAATCCTCAGTATCCATATGCTATTGGTCCCAAATATTACAGTGTTCCTCTGTTTGAGGGTGACACTGTTCCCGATTTAGTATCATCTTTCCCAACCGAAGCAGCTGGTGATATTGTTCTTTATGAACAAGATGTTGTTGGTGCAGGTGGGCAAGTGCTTAATCCAGCAGGGTCTATTGCCTATATTAAAATGACGAAGAAAGGAGATAGTTTCTTCGGTTCTGCAAAGGCAGTTATTCTTGGTGGTGAAGGTAGTGGTGCTGTTGGTCTCCCCGTAACTCAAACTGTCACTGGTCTGTCTCTGTTAAATCAGGGTAGAAGTTACGCTACACCTCCCAACCTTATCTTTGAAGGTGGTGGTGGACAGGGCGCTGAAGGTGCTGCTGCTATTAATACTTTAGGTAGAGTTTCTTCTATCAGTGTTGTAGATCCTGGTGAGTTCTATCAAGAACCTCCCTTCGTTCTCATCAGTGGTGGTGGAGGTATTGGTGCTAAAGCAGAAGCAGTAATTGATCAAGGTGCAGTTACAGCGATCAATGTCACCGAACCTGGTAGTGGATACACATCTCCACCAAACATCATCTTTACCAAACTGGTAAATCTGAAGAGGAAGACAAGAGCACGTCAGGCGTTCAACTCCTCGGATATCTATCTGACAGGTCTTACTAGAGACCTTGGTAATAGTGATACAACATTATATGTAAGTTCTACAGATGCATTCCCTGGTTCTGGTCAGGTTATCATCAATAAAGAGACAATCACCTATACCGCTAAGAGTAGAGGTAGATTTACAGGTTTGACTCGTGGCGTGAACTTTAAATATGATCAGAGAGTCATTCTTGATACTGGACAGGATGATGCTAACGGAAATTCCACTTATGAATTTAATGTTGGCGACCGAGTAATTCGTAGGGTTGAGAACGCTAACAACAAAGTTGCAAAGGTCTATGACTGGGATCCTGCAACCAGAGAACTTCTTGTTACGTTTGAAGTTGATGAACTAGCATTTATTGATGCTGGTATTCCTTCAACTGAAGATGCTATTGTTCAGTTTGACGCTGGTGTTGCAAATAGTTCTGGAGCAGGAGTTCTTCCACATACTACCACTGCATCTGTTGGTGATTCAATTACTACGTTGACATATCCTATCGGCACTATTGCTGATACTAAGTTTGTTGATATTGCAGAAAACAGTGGAGCAGGTGATGGTATTCCTGATCTTGTTAATACAGGAACTACGTTTGACAACCAAATTAATCTTGATGGTGGAATCTATAACTCTTTGTATGGTATTGAAGAAACAGTCGGTGGTCAAAATACTACCTTGTTCCAAGTTGGAGATAACATCAAAGACGCTGCTATACCAACCAAGTTTGCAACAATCATCGCTGCAGGTGGTCTGAGTGATGGTGTTGAACATGTTGCACAAGTTGAACTTACTTTAGACCAGTCAAATGGAAATGGTCAAAACTTCAGCGTCAATGAAGTTGTGACTGGTTCTGTTTCTGGAGTAAGAGGCACAGTAGTATCTTGGACTCCTTCATCTGGAGTGCTTGTATTGAAGGATATTGTGCCTTTCAATACAAACAATGTTGCCCTTGGTGTCAATGGTTTCTTAAATGAGTTCTCTGCGAACAGTACAGTTGTTGATTTTGTAATCATGAACAACGGTACTAACTATACTGGAGTTCCAACCATTACAGTTGAAAATACTGGAGATATTCAGGCAACTGGTACAGTGGTGATGACCTCTGCTGGCGACCAGGTTGAATCTATTACAATTACAAACGGGGGATACGGTATTCCTCAAACAATTGACGGAACGTATGCACTCCACCCAACGATTACATTTACAAATGCATCGGGTGATACAACTGGCGCTGGTGCAGTAGCACAGGCAGTTTTGGGTGGCGAAAACGCTGTTGGAAACGCGGGTGCATCTTACAGAATTAAGAGTATCGCGTACACTACACAAATTCGTTCTGTCTAACCGTCATAAATAAACAGGAGGACAGTAGTACCTAGGAAATGGCAGCTCTATTAACTGATCAATTTAGGATTTTCTCTGCGAGAAAATTTATTAAAGCACTTGAGGGTCCAGTAGCGACTCAAAGTGATGATGCTGCAGGCACGACGAGAGATCGTTTGTACCTGTTCATCGGTCGTCCCCAAAATTGGGACAATGAAAACTCACCACCCCAAGCAGTTGACTCTTTCCAAGAGTTTTCTGGTTCTTATGATGACATGATCTCCCTGAAGAGAGTCCTCGCTTCAGATACAGTTCAAGTTGTCAGACGTATCGACTGGGTTTCTCCTGAAGAAACTACTGGTGGACTGGGTTTCACTTACGATATGTATCGCCATGACTATTCTCCTAGCAAAACTGCCTCTTCTGGTGCTACTAAACTTTATGATTCCGACTTTTATGTTGTGAATTCCCAATATCAAGTTTATAAGTGCATTTATAATGGTACGTCTCCTTCCGACCCTAACGGGAAACCTTCTACAGTTGAGCCTACTGGTACTTCCACTAGCATCATCACTACTGGTGATGGATATCGTTGGAAGTATATGTACACCATCCCTGTTGCTTCCGTCCTCAAGTTTTTCTCCAACGATTATATGCCCGTCTTCACCAATGATGCAGTGAAGACAAACGCAGTCGCTGGTGAAATTGACACTGTTGTAATTAACTCAGCAGGTTCTGGTTACAACAACGGTACATACGATAACGTTGCTATCAATGGCGACGGTACTGGTGGTCGTGTTTCTATCGTTGTTGATGGTGGTAAGATTATTTCTGCTACTGTTACTTCTGGTGGTACTGGTTACACCTTTGGTAAAATCAGTATTGATTCTATCACTGGTATTGGTACTGGTTCTAGCGGTCAGGTTGACGTTATTATGCCCCCTCCTGGTGGACATGGTGCAGACGCTGTTACTGAGATTGGTGCATTCCGTGTGATGGTAAACGCTAAACTCTCTTATGACGAGGGTGCTGGCGACTTCCCTGTTGATAACGACTATCGTCGTATTGGTTTAATCACCAACCCCTTGAAGTTTGGTACTTCAGAACTTATTTCTGACTTGACGGTATCTGCTGCTAAAGCAGTTATCTTCTCTCCTACATTCCAAGGTAACTACGTTCCTGACGAAATCATCACACAAACTCGTGTTGTTGGTGGTGCTAGTGTTACTGCTCGTGCAAGAGTTATTTCTTGGAATGCTACAACGAAAGTTCTTAAGTATTATCAAAACTCTGTTGATGGTATCTTCCCTGAAGTTACTGGTACACAGAATGAGTTCGATGGTTCTAACGTCATCAGCGGTTCGACCTCTGGTGCTGCTGGACAACCTGATGTGAACTTCCCTGCTGTTCCTAACTCTTCTTCCAGAACTATCAATAACACTGAGTATGACTTGGGTATGAAGTTTAATAACGGGTATGCAAAACCTGAGATTAAGTCAAACAGCGGTGACGTTGTTTACATAGATAATAGGAGAGCAATTAGTCGTGCGAACGACCAAGTAGAAGACATCAAAATCGTAATCGAGTTCTAATGGCACAAAATACCAATTTAAACGTCACACCTTATTACGACGACTTCGATAAGGATAAGAATTTTTATCGAGTGCTGTTCCGTCCTGGATTCCCTATTCAGGCGAGAGAACTCACTACGATGCAGAGTATTCTGCAGAATCAGATCGAGAACGTCGGATCGCACCTGTTCAAAGATGGTGCAATGGTCATCCCAGGTCAAGTCGGTTATGACCTGACGGTTGACGCTATCATGCTTCAAGAGTCGTTCCTTGGTGCCGATGTTGAATCGTATAGAACTCAGTTAGATGGTAAAATCCTAGAGGGTCTTACCTCAGGTGTTAAGGCAAAGGTTCTTTATAGTATTTCTGCTACAGAATCAGATAAAGGTTATATCACTCTCTACGTTAAGTATATTGAGTCTGGTGGTGAAAATGCTACTCAAGCAACTTTCCAAAATAATGAACAGTTGATTACCGACAGTGAGATTACGTTCGGTACAACTCTGATTGAGGTTGGTTCTCCCTTCGCTCAATTACTTCCTACTTCTGCTCTACAAGTTGGTTCTGTTGCATATGTGCAGCAGGGTGTCTACTTCATTCGCGGTTTCTTCGTTGATGTAGATTATCAATACATCCTTCTCGACCAATATGGAAGCAACCCCTCCTATCGTGTCGGTCTCGATATTCAAGAGTCGATCGTTACTCCAGAAGATGACCTTAGTCTCAACGATAACGCTGCTGGAACAAGTAACTATGCTGCACCTGGTTCTCATAGATTTAGAATCACAACCAAGCTCATCAAAAAACTGCTGACTGATGATGCTGATAAGAACTTTATTGAACTACTTCGTCTCAATAACTCTAAAGTAGAGAAACTGATTGATAGAAGTGCATATGATGAACTTGAAAAAGGTCTTGCACTGAGAACTTATGAAGAGTCTGGCAACTATGTTGTCAAAGATTTTGAAATTACCATGAGGGAAAACCTCGACGATAATTTCAATAATGGTGTATATAAAGCTGGTACTACTACTGCTAGTGGTAACACTGCATCCGAAGACAAGTATGCTTTAGAATTCGGTGCTGGTGTTGCATACGTTAAAGGTTATAGAGTCAAGAGACTGTCTCCGTCTTTTGTTGACCTTGCTAAACCTAGAGAAACAAAGGCAGCACAGAACGTCATCATCCCATTTGAAATGGGTAACTTTACTAATGTAAAGAATGTTTATGGATTCCCCAACGTTTCTGGTTCTACAGTCACCAATGCATATCAAACATTAGAACTGCGTGATAGATTCTCCACAACTGCTGGCGATTCCAATGGTAATCTGATCGGATATGCTCGTGTAACATCTATTGAGCATCTGGCAGATCCAGATAATGTTTTTGGTACTGCAGACGACCAATACAAGATGAACGTCATGGACGTTCAGATGTTTACTGTCCTTGAATTGACATCCGCAAAATCTATTGCTCAAGGAACTCTGGTTGTTGGCGGCACTTCTGGTGCTAGAGCATACATGGTCGATGCAATTACTAACAGCGATCAGTGTATTGTATATCAAGTAGAAGGTAATTTCGTTAAGAATGAAATGCTGACTGCTGATGGTGAGCAGATTGAAACTATTGCAGCACTGCATAGTTATCAGTATTCTGATGTTCGTCAGTATGTTGCTAGAGACGAAAGCACTAATGCTATTGAATTTACTGCTGATCCCGTTCTGGAAGATGCTGTTCTTGTCGAAGGCAGCACTTTCCAATACAGCACAACTTTAGGTGATGTCAAAACTGTAGACAGTGTTGGTGCAGCAGATTCTTCTAGAACTGCAGGTACATATGTTGTAACTACTTTCACCACCGATGTTACTACCAATAATAGTAAAGGTGCAAAGTTCAGTATTGTAGTTGATGGTTCTGGTGCTGCTACTATTACTGTTCTCGACGGCGGTTTCAATTACGTTGTAGATGAAACCTTTACAGTACAAGATACTCAACTCGGTGGTGGCGGTGGTGCTGCACTGACGTTTGATGTTGCTACAGTTGGACCTACTATCACTGGTCTTCAATCAAACTTTGCTCTGGATCTCAGACCTGGTGATGAGATTTACTTCAACAATAATGACTTCGTAACTGTTGATTTTGTAGATCCTAGCGATGTTCTCTATGATGGCAACGATGCTATCTTTGATTACAGTGATCAGATTGTAAGAGTTGAACCTGGTTCTAGTGCTCCTACCGCAGGAACCTATAACACTTTGGTTCGTTATCGCAACAAACTATTTGATATTGCTAATGCAGATCTTCTTAGCGACATGCCTAAGAAGTATGTCAAGTCGATCTCTGACGAATCTCAAATTGTTAGAAGAACATTTGATGCTCAGACTGTTGCTTCTAACTCTATTTCTATCACTCTGCCTGAGAATGAGCAGTTTGAATCTATCTCTGATGTAAACTATACGTTTACTGTTCTTGCTGGTACTAACTCAACTCATCCTGTTGGGGATCAGATCACCATTAACACTACATCAACTGGTGCTATTGGTTACACTTCATTTACATCTGCTGATAGAACTACTCTTCAAATTGATAACCTCACAAACATTACTTCTGTTAAGGTAACTGCGACTATCTCCAAGAACGTTGCTACCAGAAAGACCAAATCTGGTCAACAGATGTTTGTTCTTAAAGTCAATAAGACTCAGAAAAACCTTGACAAGCAAAATTATAACTTAGTATATTCTAACCTTTATGGTACTAGAATTGAAGATAAAGAACTGTCTTTGGGTCTGACAGATTGTTATCGTATGCACGCTGTGTACGAATCTAACGATGATAATGATCCTATTATTCCTTCTGTAACTCTGGTTGAACCTGCATTCTTTGCTACTGGTTCGATTGTAACTGGCAGAACTTCAAAAGCAAGAGCAAAAGTTGTTGACTTTGCTTCTGGTTCTCTGAAACTGAGTCTTGTTTACATCGATGGTTCGATGGTTGCTGGTGAAACTATTGATGGTTTTGATAGTAACGGCGTTGCTATTTCTGCAATTATCAATGATAGTGAAGGATCCATCATTGCAGGTTCTAAGGTAGTTACTGATAATTACTTCCTTGAAGTCTCTCAGACTGGTTTCATGTACAGCATCTCAAAACTTGTTCGCAAGAAAGGTGTTAGTGCTCCCATCAGAAAACTGAAGATGGTCATTGATTACTATACACACTCTTCTACTGGAGATTACTTTGGTGGTCAATCCTATCTTGATACTACATATGCTGATATTCCCTTCTACGGATTCAAGTATCTTGCAGATTATCTAGACTATCGTCCTGGTTGTAAGAATCTCTACAGCGGAACGGGCACTGTTGCATCTCCTGCATACGTCAACTGCTCTACATTTGATTTCAAGTCAAGAGTATTCAATGTTGCTGGTAGTCCTAACGCTACTGTCTTCGATATTCCTAAGTTGGAAAGCAACTTCCGTTGCGACTTCGATTGGTATCTGCCTAGAGTTGACAAGGCATTCCTGACACCCGATGGTGAATTCCAAATCGTAAAAGGTAAGTCTGAAGAATCCCCTGTTGAACCTGATGACCTCAAAGATGGTATGCTTCTAGCAACTATCAGTCACAAACCATATGGTTTTGACCCCGAAAATGATGTTGTTATCAAGAGATCTGATAACAAGCGTTATACAATGCGTGATATCGGTGCTATTGAGCGTCGTCTTGATCAGGTTGAATATTATACTTCCCTGAATATGCTCGAATCTGACACAATGAATGTCAGAATTACTGATGCTTCTGGTAAGGATCGCCTCAAGAATGGATTTATTGTTGATGACTTCTCAGATCATGGTAAGTCTGATACTGCTCACGAAGATTTCGCAGCATCTCTTGACTTTGAATATGGTGAGTGTCGTGCTTCTCACTACACCACTAATGTTCCTCTTGTAGTCAACTCAAACCTTTCTACTAATTACCAGCAAACAGGTCCTATTATCACACTTCCTTACAGCGAAGTTAAGATTATTGAGCAACCTTATGCTTCTCGTGTTGAAAACATCAACCCCTTCAACGTCTTTACCTATATTGGTCGTATTACACTGACTCCTGGTTCTGACGATTGGTTGGATACTGCACGTCTCCCAGCAAACGTTCAAAACATTGAAGGTGACTTCGATGCAGTTTCTTCTGAACTGAATGTTGACCAGAATGGTTTTGCTCCTATTCAGTGGAGAGCATGGGAAACTAACTGGACTGGTGAAAGAGTCATTGGTTCTCGTACTGAAAGAAACTCTGGTTGGTTAGAAGAAGACCGTGGCAGATCTCCTAGACCTGATGTTTGGGGTGGTCGTGGTATGCGTCGTGTTAACCGTGTCACTGAAATTGAAGTGACAGAAAATCAAACCAGATCTGGTGTTAGAACTCGTGTTATTCCTAGAATTGATCGTCAATCACTGGGCGATAGCATTCTTTCCAGCACATCTATCCCATGGATTCGTTCTAGAAACATTGAAGTTGACGTTGCACGTCTGAAGCCTAGAACTCGTTTCTATTCCTTCTTTGACGGTAGACCAACTGTTGATTATCAGGTTCCTAAGATTATTGAAATCATTAAAGATCCTACTGTTGACAACAGAACTAACTCAACTCCTTTTGTTATTGGCGAAACTGTAGTTGGTCAAACAAGTGGTTGTGTATTCAAGGTTGCAGCACCTGATGACTTCTTTGAGTTCAATCCATATGATGATACCACAATGCCTACATCATATGCATCTACTACTGCATTCTTGAACATTGATACTGTTGCACTTGCAGAGCAAGCACAGGGTGACTTCTATGGTAACTTCCAAGTTCAAGAAGTTCTGGTAGGTACATCTGGTGCTCGTGCTGTTATCAAGGATCGTCGTCTCATCTCTGACCGTTTTGGTAAACTGAAGACTTCTTTCTTCATTCCTAATCCTGGTGTTGACACTAATCCTCGCTGGGCAACTGGTACAAGAACTTTGAGACTGTCTACTGATGAGAATGATTCACGTCTGGCAGGTGCAGTTGCGTCTGCTGCTGAGACGAACTATGAAGCAAGTGGTACTCTGAACACTGTTCAGGAAAATATCCTTGCAGTTCGTAACGCTGAAGTTGTTCGTGATACTGTAACTCAAGAGCAGACGGTTCGTTCGACTAGAACTGAAGTTCGTCAGATTGGTTGGTATGACCCTCTTGCACAATCGTTCATCGTTGATGAAACTGGTGGTGTATTCATTACTTCTGTTGATGTTTACTTCTTTAAGAAGGATGACAATATTCCTGTTTCGATGCAGGTTAGAACCATGGAAAATGGTTATCCCACGACAACTATTCTCCCCTTCTCTGATGTTACTTTAGAACCATCACAGGTTCAGTTGTCTGAGTCTGCTGCAGTTGCAACTAAATTTACATTTGATGCTCCTGTCTACATTCCTCAGTCTATTGAACACTGCTTCGTCCTTCTGTCTGACTCTAACTCTTATCAGATTTGGATCTCTAGAATGGGTGAAATTGATATCTCTGGTGACAGAACAATCTCTGAACAACCTTATGCTGGTGTTCTGTTCAAATCACAGAACGCATCTACCTGGACTGCTGACCAGTATGAAGACCTTAAGTTTATTGTAAACAGAGCAGAGTTTAGTAATACCGTTAATAGTAAGTTGGTTCTCAACAACACTGCGCTTGCTCGTGGTAATGGTGGAACACTGAAACTACGTCGTGATGGTATTCAAACCTTTAGTCCTGAGTTAGTCTTGACGATGAACTCTACCACACTGCCTTATACAGTTGGTGCTCGTATCTATCAGAAGACAACTCTTGCAGAAGCAACAATTTCTGCAGTTCAAACAACTGTTGGTGGTGTTCTGTTGACAATCAACGACATCAGTGGTAACTGGTCTGCTGGTTCTAGCACTGGTGGTGTTATTACAAACAGAGTTGTTTCTTCTAAGACAACTGCAACCATGGTCGTTACTGGAGCATCTGGTGACTTCACCGTTGGTGAAACAATTACTGGTAACTCAGCAACTGCACCTACTGCAGAAGTTGTTTCTTGGACTGCTGGTACAAACACACTGACACTTAAGTTTGTCTCTAGTGTATTCACTCCATCAACTGAAACAGTCACTGGTGGTGGATCTAGTGTTACTGCTACCGTTTCTTCGATCACGTATGCTGGTGATGCTGTCGAATCTGCTACAATTGCTGATGCGTTTGTAAGCACTACACCTACTTACGCTACCACACAGAGAAAGATCAGAGTTCTGCACAGCAACCATTGTATGCATAGCACTTCTAACAATGTCACTATCGAAGGTGCCATTTCTGAAGTATCTCCCACATCTTTGACTGCTTCAATCTCAGCAACTGATACTTCACTGAGTGTATCTGATGCTGCTGCATTCCATAAGATTATCAATGGTGCTAATATCGGTGTAAGCAACGTTGGTTATATTAAGATCGGTGATGAGATTATGTCTTACTCTGCTATCAGTACAGATAATAAGACAATCACTATCAACGAAAGAGGTCTTGCCAGCACAACTGCGGTAACTCACGCTGATGAATCTATCGTTGAATGTTACAACCTTGACGGTATTCCTCTGACTGAGATTAACAAGACTCACACTGGTATCTTGAATCCCACTCTGGATTCTTATGAACTTAGCACATCTTCTATCGCAAGACTCGGTATTGTTGGTGGTGGCAACATGATGTATGCTACACAGAACATTCAATACAATGTTCTTCGTCCTTCTATCGAGAAGATGCTTCTTCCTAAGACAGATCTTACGGCAAGAATCAATACTATCTCTGGTACATCTATCAATGATGGTACTACTCTGGCGCAGGCATCCTTTGCTAATGACGGTGTATTCAACGACATTATTCTTGGACAAGATAACTACCTTGATACTCCTTCGTTGATCTGTTCTGGAATCAATGAGTCTACAGAACTGAGTGGTGCTAAGTCTTTCAGAATGGACTTGACCTTGACCAGTGAACTTCCTACATTGTCTCCTGTAATTGACCTCGATAGAATGTCAGCAACCCTGATTTCTAATCGTATCAACAATCCTACAGATATCAACAGTGCAAAACTTCCTGTTGGAGACGCACATGATGCAGTTTACATTACTAGAACTGCAAATCTGACTAATCCTTCTGGTTCTATCAAAGTGTACTTCTCGGGTTACCGCCCACCCAACAGTTTGATTAAGGTACTATATAGAGTACGACCTGTTGGTTCTACAACTCCTATCGACGAGTTAGGATTTGAGTTCTTCCCAACCGATACTGCTAAAGTTCCCACTACAACCGAAAGAGAAATCTTCCGTGAGTATGAGTACGAGGTATCTGGTTTGAACTTCGACCAATATCAAATCAAGGTTGTATTTGTATCGCCCAACCAAGCATACGCACCTATTATTAAAGATCTGAGAGCAATCGCTCTTGCTGTATAATGTCTAACATCCCTGTTAAAGGAAAGGATCACTGGTTTAGAGATTCGTACTCGAAATCTATCCAGTGTTCCAATAAAAGTGAATATGAAAAATATATGGCTGCGTATAAAGCAGATCAAATTGAAAAGCAGAAGATTGAGACTTTACAAACCGACGTTTCTGAGTTAAAATCTGAGTTAGGTGATATCAAAGATCTCCTACTAACGTTAGTCCAAAATCAGAAGTAAACATTATGTCTATTGAACAAGTCTCCCAGACTGATATGCTGGCGGAGTTCCGTGAGCGTCTCAAGAAACTGGTTGAAGAGAACCAACAATATGCTGCAAAAATTAAAGAGAATGAGACTGTAGCACTTAAGCTTCAAGGTGCTATTGAAACTCTGGAGTATTACAATCCTCAAACCATGTCCGCACCTCCTGATGAGGAAACAGTGGAAGAAACGGAAGAGGAAACGGCAGAATGACACTAGGGGCAGTAATGCCCCTTTTTTATTACGCATAAATAACTTGGAAGCATAATCTCTATCGAGTTGTCTGTAAAAAATGGCAAATAGAATTCAACTAAGGCGTGGTGGCGCTCAGGAATGGGCAAACGCAAACCCAACTCTTGCACAAGGTGAAATTGGGATCGAACTTGATACGGGTCGTATCAAAATCGGTGATGGTGTGACGGCGTGGAATACGCTGAGATATGAAAGACCTGTAGAGTCAAATACTAATACACCCAACACTCTTGTTCAGAGAGATGCTGATGGTAACTTTGCTGCTGCGACGGTCACAGCAACTCTTATCGGTAACGCTTCTACCGCAACTCGACTTGATCAAACGAGACAGATTCAACTGTCTGGAGATGCTACTGCTTCTGGAAACTTTGATGGTTCGCAAAACCTGAACCTCGCTACAACATTATCTCTAATTGCCACCCTACCTCATTACTTACAAGACAACGATCCTTCGATCACTCGAACCTTTACTGAAGTAACTGTAGACCAGAAAGGTAGAGTTGTTAATGCTAAGACTGCCTCTCAGATGAACCTGACCTTGTATGGTCTGGACGGTTCGGCAACTAGCGATACATCTCTGGCAATGCCATGGAGTGCTCGTCTTCAATCAATCGTAGATGAGTCTGGAACAGGTCTCATCGCTAGAACAGGTTCTGCAACTGTTGCGACAAGAACTATTCAAACTGTTGCTACTGACCTTGTTATCACTAATGGTAACGGTGTTTCTGGCAATCCTAACCTTTCTCTGTATGTCCAACCAAACGTAGTTGCTGGCGATTACAATACAGAGAGTCTTACATCTGTATCTCAAGCAGGTTCTAATGGAGAACCTTTCGGTACAGAGACTGTAAACGCAGTCAAATTCTCAGTTGACGACAGAGGTCGTTTTACAACTGTAACTAATGTGCCTATTGCTACTGCTACCGAGGGTAGTAAGTATCCTAACTATGCTGCAGGGACGACTTATTCTAGATATGATATTATCCAGAATGCCTCAAAAGTTTACCAAGCATATCAGGCAATTGCTGCTGGTTCTGGTGCTCCTACTCATACCAGCGGTGATAATGGAGGTTGGCGTTACCTCGCGGCTGAAGCAACCGAGCAGAAGGGACTGGCTTCATTTGCACAGGAAGATTTCGATGTTGACAGCAACGGGCACGTCACCATCGCTGCACTAGGTGTAGATAACACACAACTACAAAACAATCGTATTGGTTTCGCTGACGGTAATACCGTAGAAAATTTTGAACTGGATCAAGAACTTACTGCAACCTCTGGATACAGAGGATTCAATTATCTTAACTACGTTAAAGTTAATGATACGAGCGGTAATCTTCTGTTTGGCGCTAATAATACTGGCGATGGTGGCGCTGGTGAGATTGATGTCAATGTCCGTTCCTATTTTTCTGATCCTGATATTACTCTTGACGGAGCAACTTCTCAGACATTGGATAAGTCTGGGGATGGTAACCTTACCTTCTCTCTAACACAAAACGCTGCATCTGCTAGAAACCTTAGCATTACCTCTACAAATGCTGGTTCTGGAACTAGCACAGTTACAATCAGTGCAGAAGATGTTGTTGATATTGATGCAACCGATGCAAATGGTAAAGTTCATGTAGAGAACGCAAGATTCCAAGCAAACTACATCGCCACAACTGATGCGACGATGAATCTTGATCCTGGCGATGATCGTGCCGTAACTGGTCTGGTTCGTGTCTGGGGTGACCTTCAAGTTGATGGTACTACAACAACCGTCAATTCGACTGAACTGACAGTTGATGATGTCACACTTCTTCTCGGTGGTGACACTGCTCCTGGATCTGATGATAACCTCGATCGTGGTGTTCAGTTCCGTTATTATGATAGTCAAGCACGTTTAGGTTTCTATGGTTGGGACACTAACTATACTGATCTGGGTGGTCATGAAGGCGGTTATCGTTTCCTTCACGCTGCTACAAATAGTTCCGAAGTCTTTAGTGGTACTGATTCTGGTATTATTGCTGGTAATGTAAAACTTACCACTAATACAAACTCTACTTCCAATACAACTGGTGACCTTGTAGTTGCTGGTGGTGCTGGTATCGGTCAAGACGTTAATATCGGTGGTCTTCTGGATGTTGATGGCACCTTCCGTGCTAACAGCACTTCTCGCTTCGATGATAACATCGTTCTGCAAGGTGCATCCAAGACCCTGCAACTTAACAACGGTAGTGGCACAACCAAGATTGAATTCCAATCTACAACTGGTAATGCAAGCATCGGCGGTGTAACTGATGTAACTGGTAATTTCAATGTCAACACTAATAAATTCAATGTTGTTGCTGCTTCTGGTAACACTACTGTTGCTGGCACCTTAGGTGTTACAGGCATTGCAACATTCTCTAATAATATCGATGCTAACGGTGACGTTGCAATCGCAGGTAACATTCACTCTGAAAGCACAAACGATATTACAGTCGCTAAGAATTCTGGAACTGGTGTATGGGAGATTCAATCTAACGACTATGGTTCTCTGAGAGTTGATGGTGGTGCATTTGTCGCTGGTGATGCACTGATTGATGGCACACTACACGTCAACGGTGCTATTGAAGTTAAGGATAGTGCGACAGAGGCAGAATCGAGACTGAACTGGTTGCGTGTCAGATACAGAGGTCGTTTCGGTGACTCCTATCAGGCAACTCCTTCCTATGCATCTCATAACACTACAACTCTGAGAGCACATGGTGGTGCTGGTATTGAAAGAACCCTGCACGTTGGTGGCACAGG